GCGTGGTATGCAACAAATCTTTCCAGCTAAAAAATCGTCCTGATCAAAAGTGTTGCTCTAGACAATGCCATGCTAAACTAAGAACCAAAAATACTCCTGAAATAATTCGCGCAAACCGAAACGAAACATCTGCTCGATATCGGGCTAACCTACGAAATCAAACACCACCAACTGCAGATCGTGCTGCTATCAAACAATTCTATGCAAACTGTCCTCCTGGTTATGAGGTCGATCATATCATCCCCATTAGCCGTGGAGGACTTCATGTCCTAGAGAACCTTCAATACTTGACTATAACAGAGAATCGAAGAAAATCTAATAAACTTGCTTAGTCTACTCCCTGAGGACCGTTGCCATTTCTAAAGCCAACATGTCCTCCCTGTGCCTGAATTCTCTCGTAAAGATCTTCGAGAGTGATTGGTGCAAAATCTGTGCACTCAACCGACACATTGTAATAATTGGGGTCAATTCTGCCCCCTTGTATTTGTACACGATTTGCATGAAGATGTCCGTGAACATTACAGCCAAACCTAGCAAGGCTGTCTGGATGCACAGGCACATGGCTAAACATAATTCCATTGAGCACATGGTATGCACGAATGTCATCAAAGTAAGCCGCGTAATCATCAAGTTTGAAGATGTCGTGGTTGCCTTTGATAAGCACCTTGCGTCCGTTGAGTCTGTCAAGTAACCTAAGGTACTTACGATTGATGACAACATCACCAAGGTAGTAAACACGGTCGTTTGGACTAACCCGTTCGTTGTTGCGAGCAACCATGACTTCGTTCATTTCTTCCGCCGAAGCAAAAGGCCTGAGCGGAGTACCATCTGCCCGCTTGAATACGGTGCAGGTTTTTTCGTGGCCGAAGTGCTGATCACTCCAGACCCATGTTTTTGACATTATGTCGCCTTTCTAAACATGATAATAATTGATTTTGGTAGTAGGTAAAGGTATCGAACCTTTCCGTTCCAGCCCATCTGACCAGTCTCCGGGGTTTATAAGACCCCGCCGCACACCTGTGCTACCTACCGACTAAAATCAATAATTGGGTACTGGTACTGTTCGGTGGCAACTTACAATTACGTTCTCTAGCTCACCCGTATATGGGTTTGTAATTGTTGCCTGACAGCTGGAAGGTACTACTTGAACTTGAGGCTGAGGCGTCTGATATATTACTGTCGGCGCCTGCTCGACGACCACTGCCCTTGACTGATTGGCTATGATTGCTCCGAGAACAATCCCTGCAACTGCAGGCCCAACCCATCGGGCTCCATGACTATGGTGATGGTGATGACCATGATGACGGTGATGGCCATAACCACCAGCCAGTACTGAGCCACTGATACCCAGGGCTAGAACTGCTGCAGTAAGTTTTTTGACCATTGCATCTCTCCACAAAATTGTTGATGCTTAATTATATATACCTTTCGGCCTGTTGTCAAGCGAAATTTTGCCTGAAAACCAGGATTCAGAGGCTGTTTGGGTTGATCAGGGGTAGATGAAGCACGTATTCAACCAGATCTTCGGGGGTTCTCTGTACCCCGCGTTCGGCCAGGTATGCGCTTACATAACCAGCCTTGCGCTGTGTATCTGTGACCAGAAACAGGACTTCGCCTCTGAAACGGACTTGCCAAATTGGTTCCATGATTACCTCGAATGGTTAGTGTACAGTGATTCTAGCAGTACTTGGCGTTGTTGTCAAGACCGTTTAGATATGTGTGGCCATGTAGTAAAAGGCACTGGCCAATAAAGCACTACAGGGAATGGTCAGAACCCAGGCTACCAATATGTCCCTGGCCTTTTTCCATTTGACATGAGGTTCGGGTTCGCTGGCGCCAGACCCCAGAATAGCACCTGTAATGATGTGCGTGGTACTAACTGGTACACCCATGGCGCTGGCTGTAAATAACATGACACTGCCACCAGACTCGGCTGCGAATCCCTGTCTGGGACTGAGCTCGGTAAGTTTGAACCCCAGTGTCTGTACAATCCTCCAACCACCAAACAGTGTACCCAGACCCATGACCGCAAAACTGATAACTATGGCCCACATGGGAATCGGATCGCCCTGGGCAATCAGTCCAGAGCTTAGCAAAATTAGGAAGATGATACCTGCGGTTTTCTGTGCATCATTGGCTCCATGACCCATGCTATAGGCCGCGGCACTGAGTAATTGCAGTTTCCTAAACCACCAGTCCTGTCTTTCAGAACCTTGTGGCCAGATATTTCGAATAGCAGTGTTCACTCCTGCACCAAAGGCAAAGCCTATGATTGGAGCCGCTACAATAAAAGTAGCTATCTTTATGAGATTGTCTTGCTGGACTACATCCCAACCGTTGGCTGTCCAGGCAGCTCCTACCAGGCCACCAATAAGGGCATGACTAGAGCTGGTTGGCATACCAAACAACCAGGTTATGAGATTCCAGACTATGGCACCCGCCAGACAACCAAAAACCGTGAACAGGGTAATGTATTGTGGTAATACTATGCCCTTGCCTATGGTTGCAGCAACCTTGAAGGTTATGAAAAACATGACGCCAAAATTACAGACTGCGGCCATGATGACCGCTTGCTTGGCTGTTAGAGTACCTGTGGCAACTACAGTAGCGATGCTGTTTGCAGCATCATGAAACCCATTTGTAAAATCAAAAATTAGAGCAACACCAATCAGGACAATTGCCCATATCAAAATACTATCCATGAAAAATCACACCTATAATAATACCAAACATTGGAATAACCAAAAGGCTTAGTCCAAATAAGACTAACAATGCCATGAAGAAATCAAGTATTCTCATTGTCTTTTCTGTTTCGTTTCTGCATATCAGTCCAGGCTTCATCTTCGGCCTGAGTTACTTCATGTTCGGGATAACAGGGATCGGGCTTCTTGAAGATACGATCCCAGTTATTTGCAAATTGTCGATCATCTATGTCACGGGGCCGCTGCTTGCTGCCTTTGCTCATGTATCATCTCCCCTGTCCACGATAGGGCTTGAAACTGCGTTTCTTAGACTTATTCAGGCTGCTGCTACGAATTTTGCCACCCTGGCTTGTTCGTTTGCTGATTGACTCGTGAGTCTTTTTATTAGTAACCCCTGTTTGTTTGGCCATGTTAGCTCCAGTATTTTATAGCCAGACCGATTAGATAAATGACAGTGATTCCTGCGTTCAGAACAATTAGACTCCATTCACGCCAAAACCACCCGACTGTCATCCAGGCAAAATTGCCCAGAGTGAATAGAACTACGTTCAAAGGATACAACCAATTACCGCTGGTTAGAACTGATCCGCCTATGAGCAGAGCAGTTGCTAACCATTTTATATATTGCGTTGGATCAGGTTTGCTGCTTTCTGATTTGTCCGAGAATCCAGACATAGGTTCGCTCCAGTCCATTATATAGTTTACTACTTGGTGCCCAGCCCAGTTTTTCCTGGATCAGACGGTTGTCACTGTTACGACCGCGAACACCCTGCGGGGCGTCAAGGTTATGATGCCTCTGTATGGGTTTGCCTGAGATCATGGCAACATAGGTTACTAGCTGATTGATACTAACCATTTCATCGCTGCCAATGTTCACAGGACCTGAGAAGTTAGAGTGCATGAGTCTGTAGGTACCTTCGATACATTCATCGATGTATAGGAAACTACGTGTCTGATTTCCATCTCCCCAGACTTCAATCTCGCCAGTGCTTTGAGCAATCTTTCTGCAGATAGCCGCAGGTGCCTTTTCACGACCACCATCCCAGGTTCCCTGAGGACCAAAGATATTGTGGTAGCGTGCAATCCTTACAGGTATGCCATGATTGCGTTCAAAGGCCAGATATAGGCGTTCACTGAACAATTTTTCCCAGCCATATTCTGAATCTGGCTCTGCAGGATAGGCACTGTCCTCGGCACAGTTAGGATTGTCTGGATCTTCCTGGTTATAGGCTGGATACATGCAGGCACTGGAACTATAGAACACACGAGTCATGTTGTGCTTCTTGCGTTCGTTTCTTTCCTGTATGGCTCCCAGCAGATTTAGATTGATCAGAGCACTGTTGTGCATGATGTCTGCATCGTGCTCTTTGGTAAAGATGTATCCTGCTCCACCCATGTCTGCGGCAAACTGATAGATTTCGTCGAAACTTTCTTTGTCGAACATCAGATTGAAGTCGCGATATGGACCGCCAGCTTCAACACCAGGCCACTTCAGACTTTCGGCAACAACACGACCATCTCGGAGATCCTGAAGCCAAAAATCATGAGCCTCAGTTGGCTCGAAATCAGGACGCTTTACATCGACACCTCGAACCCAGTATCCCTGGCGTCTGAGGAATTTTACCATGTGTGAACCTATGAAGCCACCTGCTCCATAGACGAGTGCTTTTTTAGGCATGAATTCTCCTTAGTTAGACTAATTGAATCCCCGAGCCAAACATGGTGTTGTATTGGTTATAAAGTTCGTCTACAGGTGTCTCTTGCCAGACAACGAAGCTTCGATCCACCACCACTGTATGGTCTCGGGCATACTGTGCATATGGTAACAGACCAACCATGATTTGGTTTGGATCGGTTCGTGAAGGCATGAGGGAAATCATTGCGGGTTTTTTGAGAACTAGGCTTGTCGTGGCGCCGTCTGTGACGTCAGCGATTAGTTCTTCCCCAGAGGTCAATTTGACAATACGGATACTCATTATATACTCCAGTATTTATATAAGTTAGGGGGCGAAATTGCCCCCTATTTACTACTTTTTACGATAAGGTTGAGTGAAATCCCATTCTTCACCTAGTTCTGATACGAAGCTTAGGTGTTCATCCAGAGCTACAATACAACACAGAGCTAATAGGATTACAAAGGTTGCAGCCAACATTATTTGCCTTCACGCAAGAATTGTTTAGTGTCAGGTGTTTCCACCTCAATTTTGACTTTCTTGTGTTCAGGTATGATACGATCCAAAAAGATACGAAGCATGCCATTTAGATATGCAGCGTTCTTGACTTCAACAGCATCCTGAATCATGAAGGTGCGTGTAAAATGACGAGCAGCGATACCTTTCCATAGATAGTCACCAGCATCTTCATCGTTGGCTACCTTGCCTTCGATGATGAGCTTGTTATCTTCCAGAGTAATTTCAATATCGTTCTGACCAAAGCCAGCTACAGCCATTTCGATAACATACTTGTTATCCGCTGTTTTCTTGATATTGTATGGAGGATAATTTGGAACGTTCTTGGTTAGATCTTCGTGAAACTTGGTCATGCGGCTAAAACTGTCGTCAAAACCAACAAGGAACTTATCCATGTTTTTGAACATGTCTTGGCCGAATACATCCTTTAGGTGTGTCATAGTAGTTCTCCTTTTCAGCGAGAGTTAGTGATTTACCAACCCATGTGGCGTTGGCACCAGTGGATATTTTACTAGCCTTCACTGGCATGCTAGTTCCCATCCCGAGGGAATTCGTTAGTCTACTCGATTGTGATCGGTTTTCTTTTTACCGATGTTGTACTTGGTTTCGAGTTTCCAGTTGTTCTTGTCACGATAGCTAATCACCTTGATCTGATTCAGCGGCGCCTGATGTCTGATACTTTCAGCATCAACTACTTTTACCAGGCCCCAGTCCACCAGCAGCTTGGCAATTGTATTACGTCTCTCTAGATCATTGTCGGTTAGATCAGCAGGTTTTCCATCTAAAACAAACAGCTCTTTGAAATGCACTATAAAGTAACGTCCTTGCTTGTGAAGGATATGGCAGCTCTGGTATAATGTGTTATCTTTTCTTGAAGCCACACCAATGCGAGTCAGAGTTTCACGTACTTTCAGAAAATCATCGGGCTGGTTTAGACTGATTTCCAAGGGCATGTAGCCAGGGAAATCTATCTTGAAAAAGTCTTCAGCCATTTATTCCACCCTTTCTTAGTCTTTTTTTCATAGTTTCAATGTCTGCTTCAGCGAGTAGGGGTAGAACTTGGCGAGCTTTATCAGTGCTATAACCATAGTATTCTTTGATGACATCTACTGCATCCACAGCCTCGGCCTTGATCCATTTATTGAATCTTTTGCGGGCTCTTATGATATTTATAAGAAAGTCATGTTGTAGTTTACGGTCCAGATGAGCACGCGAATTCATCTCATTGGCATAGATCACTGTATCCGAGCCCATGCTTAGGCTGCGATTTATCATGAAAGCATTGTATTGCTTCTCCGCAAATTCATCTACCATGAGATTCTCTTTGGTTTCGCAGATTGCTCGGCTCCAGTCAAAGGGACTTAGTTTGACTTCTTTGACCTTTTCTTCGACATAGACTGGACGATCTGCTACTTCATCGTCAAAGAATTTCATGATTTGAATTCCATGGTTGCCATGACCTCGGTCAGGCAAGCCACAAGATTGATTTCCTGATCCACAACAAAAGCACTCTTGTACTGATAGTCAGCCAAAAGCATGACCAATTGTGGTACTGTGCTCACTCTGTCAGTAAGTCCATCATAGATTTTTCTAAAGATTGTGCTGGGCTCGGTATCTGAGTTCTCTACAACCCAGCGACGCATGGCCTTCCAATCTTTTTCCTGCAAGGACTTGACTAGCTCAGTAAAATTAGCATCGCTGAGATTGTTCAGGATACCACTGTCAATGACACCAGCCACACTATATTTCTGAAGTTCATTTAGTGTTCGACGATAGTCAGGAAAATGCTTTTCAACAACTCGGGCTACAACCTTGAGGTCGGCTTCGATGTTTTCGTTCTGTAGAATAAACTTGACTCTGTTGAAAAACTTGGATGCAATCTTGGGCTTTTCGTCCTTGGCAATCCTAAACTCAAACACAGCACAACGACTATGCAAGGGAGCAATGATTCTGTTCTTGAAATTACAGGTAAAGATGAATCTGCAATTAGCACTGAACTCTTCGATGAATGCTCGCAAAGCTGGCTGAGTACTGTTTGGATTCAGATAGTCAGCCTCATCTAGGATCACAACCTTGGTGCCGCCACCAAAACTAACTGTGCTGGCAAATTGCTTGATCTTGGTTCTGAGAACATCAATACCCGACTCCTCGGAACCATTGATTATGATATAGTCAGCACCCAGCTCCTCGCACAGAGCCCGAGCGATGGTTGTCTTACCTGTACCTGCTGAACCGCACAGGAGCATGTTCTGAATTTCACCCTTGGCTAACTGCTGCTCAAAGGGCACACGTAAACTCTCGGGTAGGATACAGTCCTGAAGTCTACGAGGACGATATTTTTCAACCCAGAGAAACTGGTCATCACGAATTTCCATAATAACTCCATAATTTATTTTACTTCACTCACCCCAGAAACGTTTCTTGTTCAAAAAACCTAACTGTTCGACCAATAAAATTACTTCCCAGGCTCGTGGAACATAATATTCCCATTGGTCCTGAGATCCACATTCGCGCTCGCTGATGATTCTAGCGACATAGCGAATGTTTTCTTCGGCTTTGCTGGGCTGCGAATTCATTAGGCAAAAGTCGAATCTGGATCACAGGCAAGCCAGTATTGCATGGGCTTGCTATCATGTTTGAAGTGCAGGAATTTGCGCTTGCTTACTGACACGGTATAGGCATCAGGAATAATTTTGAAAATATCAACACCAATAAAGGCATTGAAATCTTCGACATCAGTCTGTCCCAGTTTCTTTCTGAAGCTATTAGCACGACTGTTCTTTTTGTCCTGAACGCTCAGGGTCACCTGACCAGATTCACAGGTCACGAACAGGTTAGGGCTGGCAGTAATTGCAATGGCTTTGCTGATTGTCTGAACATCAGCTGCACTTAGTTTGAACTGAAAATGCTGATCCAGCTCAATGCTTTTGCCAGCTGGTGGTGCTGTAACCAGACGCTCATCGGAATAGAAATATTCGAATTCACCGCCACCATCTACGGCAATGTTTAGGCTTTCCTCTCCGAACTGAATCTCCGAACCTTCGCCCAAAGTCAGCAAGGCTAACAGACTGTTCAGGTCATAGACCGCTACATTGCGTGGAATATCCTCGGCAATGTCTGCAATGGCAAAGATGTTCTTGGCCGTTGACATAGTGCTCAACTGCCGACCAGGTCTGAATACAATGTTGGTATTGATGCTGGCAAAGTTCTTCAGCACCTGCAGGGTGTCATTACTTATCTTCATGTTTAGTCTCCAAATCATGTACATGTAACATTATAAGGGCATAATGTAAAATTTTCAATAGGTCTTTTCTATTTCGGCCTCCCTTTTTGCCATATCGTTGGGCATATTTTATGACATTACCTCGAGTGAATGGTATACCGTCGCCCATGTCAATGATGAACTCAGTTGTCTGAATTTTGCCTTGAGCATAGTGTTCACCATAGGTAGCATCTACATAGGACTGCACTTCTTCCAATAGTTTGCGTTCGTTATACTTGTAGGGTATACCTGAAATTTGGGACCATACAACCTCCGACTTGCCAGTTGGTACCCATTCTATGTTCTCTACATCCTCAGCAGACTGTTTTCCAACCGCGGCGCCTTCGTAGCCTGGTTGATAAGGAGCGGCATCTACCATGTACTTGTAATTTCTAAACGCGTATGTGTCATCACTCATGTTATGGATGTTCCTTCAAAAAATAATTTAGATCCTCGGGTGTTCCCAGTCCCCACATGGACTGTATTTCTTTGACTCTGACCTTACCTCCAGAGCCTATGAGTTCATTGTATACTGGTGCAACATAGAACTCGTTATTGACTCTGATGTTCTTGGCTATCATTTGTCGAGCATGACGAACATACTCTGCACCAGACTTCCAATAGTACATGCCAACAGTGGCCTGGTTACTGATTACTTTCTTCTCAGCTACCTCAGTAACGAATCCAGCGTCGTCCAGACGTACATAGCTCCATTTAGGATGTGTGTTCAGGAAGGTTACTATGCCGCCGTCAATGTTGTCATTGCCAAAGGCATACATGACCTGATTACTGTTCCATTCAACAAATTGGTCACTGTTTACAATGAACAGTCTTTGATTGTTGTCTATGTACTCGGCTGCTAATAGTGTAGTACAGGCAGCTCCTTCGGTTACACCATCAACACAGACAATCTTGCACCCTGGCGTGATTAGATTCAGCATGTGCTGAAGGTTATATTTCTCAAAGTGCTCACGCTGTACCAGATAGATGTAGTTGGCCTGTATGTTCAGATTTTCCACAACAACCTGTATCATGGGTTTGCCACGAACATCAATCAGGGGTTTGGGAAAGGTATAACCTGCATTGGCAAATCTGCTTCCTGCTCCAGCCATGGGAACCAGAACA